GTGACATTCGCGCGGCCATCTTCTCAGGATGGTCGTACCAGTCGAGCAGGTCGTTGACATTCATTACGTTGAATCCGCAGCTGGCCCACCCCTCGATCGCGGCCCGCCATTTCTGCATATCGGATACGCGAGTAACGATCAGGGTAACGAGTGCAGGCGGTAGACTCTTTTTGCCCGATAACTCCTTGAAGATAACCACCGCCTCGTTGAAGCTATCAAGGTTCGATTGTTTGGGGGTGGGGGTTGGTCGCGCAGCGCGCGATCCATCCCTTTCTTTCTTTTCTTTAAGATCTTTCTTTTGTGTTGTCCCTAGGGGATATGGTTTTGCCTCTAACCGTGTCCCTAGGGGATACGGTACCGTATCCCCTGTGACTATAGTGTCGCTAGGGATACGGTTCTCAACCATATCCCCTAGGGACACGGTTTGTAAGGTATAGCAATAGCTCTGCTTGTTCGCTAACTCGCGGGTGATCAGACCCTTTTCTAGCAGGGTGACGACTGCGTTCTGTGTGTTCCTGCTGGTCAGCCCCGTCATCTTCGCGAGTTGTGAGACGCTGATCACATCGCATTCTTTCTGCCACCCGTAGGTTTTGCGCGCGATTGCCAGGAGCACCCGCAGTTCAGCATTGCCGAGCTTCGGCATTGCCTCGATGATATCGTTCGGGATACGCGTATAGGTCGGCAGGTCTGCCATCGGTCGCCTTTTTCGCTTCTTGTCAGGAGTTCCTATATCGCCCGAATCGGGGTATTAGGGTATTCCTGTCCTTCTTGGTTGTGTTGCACCAATGGCAGCACGTCAAGAGGTTGTCGAATGAATGCCCGCCGCCGCGTGTTTGTGCGATAACGTGATCAATACCCAGTCGCTCGTTCCGACCACAGTAGACGCACTCGTTATCGTCGGCTGCGAATACAGCAGCCCGTAGCTTTCTGTTCTTGACCGGCGTGTGAATAGATCGCCACCCGCACTCCAGGCAAGCGCGATTGTGCGAAGCAGATACCCACGCAATGCGGCGCATTTGAGCGGGCTTCAAGCAAAGCGCATCCCGATTACAGACTGGGCAGTATGCGATGCTGGCAATGCCAGGGTCGTTCTGATAGCGCGCCCACATTTTGTCAAATAGATCTTGGGATACATAGCTCATGCTGCTACATCCACTTCATGCGCTGCCTCCATATCCACGAGCGCCCACGCCCGCCGCGCCTGCGCGCCGATGAGCCGCAGCCGTGCGCGCCGCTTATCCGCCTCGGTCAACCCCGCGCCTGCCAGGAGGCGCAGGTAGTGCGCGATGTCCTTGTCTGCCTTTTCGAAGCGTTCCTCTGGTGTCATGGCTGCTCGCCCTTTGCCTTGGCGATGGCGGCGCGGGCCTGGTTGAGCGTGTTCGGGCCGGGTATGCTGCCCTCTTCGGCCATGTGGAGTAGGCGCTCTAAGGCGTCGAGCAGGTCAGGCGCAGCGGCGATCAGGCGGGCGTTCGCTTCGTCTGCATTCGTATGCGTGCTCATGGCTGTGTCCTTTCTTCGACTATCACGATTTGAACCTCAGATTACAATAGCCCTTGTCGTTCGCTGCCTGGTCGCCTGTCGCGCGGCTCTTGCAGTACGGGCCGTAGCGCCCGTCAATGAGCGGGTAGCGGTGCACCGGACAGCACGCCTCGCCATCGTCGTTATAGAGCGGGTCAACGTATCGGGCCATGACCTTGCCGGGGCCGTGCAGAATGGGGGCGGGCGCGTTCTCCACGCCCTTCCAGCCCTCACGCCTGAGCATCGTGTCAATGCACTGCTCAAGCTCGATGACCGGCACGTTCTCGCCTGTGCCATAGCCGAACGTCACGAGCGCGCCGTGGTAGTTGAGCTGTATCGAGATGCTGCGCTGGCGTTTGGGCGGCTTGGGCGTAAAGTCCAGATCGCCGGCGGCGTCAATCTCCTCGCGGGTGGGCATGGTCGTGGTCATGGCTGTGTCCTTTCGAACCTATGGCGGCCTTCGTGATAGCGCTTCGAGCGCGGATTGCGCTTCGGCCCGCGCGGGCGTTTGGGCATGGCGTCTACCTGCCCCCACTGCCATGCCTCCAGCCGCCCTTCCTCGCTCCAGCGGTACAGCGTGCGCCGGGATACACCGAGCGCTCTAGCGACCTCATCTCCCGTTGGTACGTGCGCAAGGAGCGCGGCTCGGCGTTCCTCGATGTCCTCTGGTGTCCATTGCCAGCGGTAGAGCATCCCCTTCTCATGCCAGCGGTACAGCGTGCGCCGGGACACGCCGAGAGCAGCGGCAGCTTCTGCGCCGGTCATTCGCGTATACCCCAATCATCAGGCGGCTGCATCCATCGCTCAACTTCATCCATGTTCAGGATGGTTAAGCATTCGGCCTCGGCTTCCTCAACCGCATCACCGGCACTGATAAGACCGGATGTGATAATCGTGCCGTTGCTGACGATGTAGTAGCCGCCATCGTCAACCTCGATGGCGCAGGTGTGGGCGTCATGCTCGTCCCAAATCGCCTGCACGACAGTCGCCATAATTGCGCTCTTGTCCATCTCATCGAGCCGCTTGTGCGCTGCCGCCCACCGAGCGTGGTTGGTGGTGATGCGGGTGGTTAGCCCGTCGCGCTTGTCGTGCTGCGCGTCCTCGGCTGCCTCGCCGCAGGTGCGGGTGTCGAGCGCCAGGTGCTTCATGTAGCTCATTACTTTGCTCCTTTCGTCAGCGTATCGAACACATAGGCATCGCACGCAACCTCGGCAGCGTGGTACGAGCCGTAGAAGCCGATGAGCACATCGTCAACGTAGGCGGGTATCATATGTGCGTCCATTCTTTCCTCCTGACGATGAGATGAACTTGAGATTGCGTGATGCCGTACAGTTTGCCGAGTTGCGTTTGGCTCAATTCGCCCGCATCGTACCGCGCCCTGATCTCGATTACGTCTGCCGCTGTTATCTTGCAGCCTGGGCCTTGCTCGCCTCGGAGGGTGCTATACCGGCTGCGTCCTTTGGCGATCCTGTCAGATACGTTGTCGGCGTGCGAGCCGCCGAATAGGTGCGCGGGATTGCAACAGGGCGGGTTGTCGCAGCGATGGCAGACGACTTCAGGAAGATAGCCATAGGTAAGCTCGAATGCTAGGCGGTGCGTGCGAAAGAGTTTGCCATTTACGCGAACCTGTCCGTAATTCTGGTAACGGCACCCCTGCCACTCCCAGCACCCAGTTTCGGTAACGGTCATACACTCCCAAAACCCAGTGCCGCGTTTCTTGCGTGCCATTACGCCACCTGCATCAGCAACTCACAGGCGGCTTCTATCGTGTGGCTGTCCGTTAAAAAATCATATACATATTGGTTCGTTGTCTCTTCTGCCTTGCTGTAGTTCGGCGCGCTGCCGATGTACTCGCGCTTGCCGTCGATGACAATGAACATGTCATAGTCGTGGTTCTCACGGTTCCGGACGATCTCTTTGTCGATGTCTGCGATCATGTGGGTTTTCATTTCGGTGTCCTCAGTAGTGTGCTTCTAACTGAGGATAGTATAGCATATGTGCTATAGCTTGTCTAGCACCAATATATCGTATAAATACGATAGATACTAGACAACTACGAACTGACATGCTATAGTGTGTATATCAGGTATAGGGAGGACACCATGACGCGCCTTATCGTTCGTGACATCGCAACCGAGCGGGGTCTAAATATCAGTACATTCGCCCGCCGAGCTGAACTGGCATACACCACAGCGCATTCGCTGTGGCATGATTCTGCGCTGGTTTGGGATCGCCGCACGCTTGACCGAACCGCACGGGCATTGGGCGTGCGCGTGTCTGATTTGTTCCAGGAAGATCAAGACGCCGTTCTTGAGGCTAGATAACGAAAAAGAAGCGCCGGCCTCAACCTCCGGCGCTTCTGCTGTGCACCTCGCCGTTACCCCATCGCATCACCCGCCCCTCTCATCGGGTATGCATGGCGCATCATCCATATGAGCCGAACGATCCGCGCGAACGTGCGCGGGGTGATCTCGCCCGCTCGCTTCTTGCGCACAAGGTCTTTCACGTGCGCGCTGTAGTGGTCAGGCTTACTTGTTCGTTCCACTTGGCACCTCCTGAAAGCTAATGAGCACGTCGTCAGGCAGCAGCGCCATCACCTCGGCCACGTCGCGCGGGCGTGCGCTGTGCAGCGCCTCGGCCACGGCGATGTGGTTGCCGCCTATGAGCGCGGCGTCGATGATGCGCAGCCAGTCGCGCGGGAGTGGGAGGGGCAGGGTGATGGTCATAGTAGCGGCTCAACAATCTGCTGCATGAGCAGCGATGGCACCATGTTGCCGATGACTGTACAGGCTAAACTCGCTTTGTCAGGTAGGATGTAGCTATCGGGTAGGCTCTGGAAGCGGGCGAGGGCGCGGGGCGTCATCTTGACCACGCGGCCGGAGGACAGCCATGCACGCGGTGTTTGGATAGGTCGCCGGCCGTGCCACGCCTGGATCGTCATGCTCGGATCGTCTTGGTCAAGTACGGTCGGCTCTCGGCTGCGGTTCCCATCGCCATCCACAAGCAGCGCGCGGGCTTTGCGCGCCCGCGCGCTGCTGACTTGCGACGGCGCAGGCTCATCGTCGGCATACACGCCCATCTTGCTATCTTCGTTGACGAACCACGCGCGGGGCGGTGTGTCGCTCGTCACGGTGTATGCGGGGGCGACGGCATACGCTCTGCCGTCGCCCCATTCCTGCTGCGTGTTGCCGCTGCGCATGATGAAGGCGCGGCAACTCGTCAGGCTCTTGGGTGTGCTGACAATGGAGCATACAGGCTCAATAGCCTCACGTCGGTTAAGTGTCGTGTAATCGTCTGTGCCTGCGTTGTTGTTGAAAAAGGTACTTCCCGTTATCCCCTCCGGCAACCGCGCCAACTGCCACGCCGCAAACTGCGAGGGCGGGAGCGTGGGTATCAAGTCCTCAATCGCCGCATACCAGCCTACCCACGGCACGGGCGCGGGCCAGCCGGGGAGCAGGCTATCCTTGACCGCGCGCAGGATGAGCCGGCGGCGCGTCTGCGGCACGCCGAAGTCTGCGGCGTTCAGAACCTCGGCGTGCCACATATAGCCCGCTAGGTCAAGCGCGCGGCAGATGAGTTTGTAACTTTTGCTGTGCTGATAGGCGCCGACGTTCTCTAAGGTGAACACGCGCGGCGTCGTCTGCTCCAGGCACCGCACGACCGCAAGCGCGCTACTCAGATCGCTCTCGCCCTCGGTGCCGCCCGTCTTGGCCTGGCTGAACTCCTTGCACACGGGCGAGGCGTGCAGGTAGTCAAGCGCGCCCCATAGTGAGTAATCCACATCCTCTACCCGCGCAACCTGCACATGGTCGCCGTGGTTCTGTCGGTACACGGCGGCAATCGCCGGGTCGTATTCAACGGCGTAGCGAAAGTCAATGCGGTGCTTGAGCCGCGCTTCCACGCCCCCACCCCCGCTGAATAGTGTTGCACCAATGGTCACGGCTTTTCCTTTGCCTTTTGGGTGACGTTTCGGAGGCACTGTCTGTACAGTTCGGCGCGTGCCATGTCTCCGTCGCGCTCTGCGGCAGCGAGGCCGAGCCGGAAGATCGCGCGCATGGTGCGCAGTGTGTCGGTCATCGCTCTGCCAACCCCCGCGCCTCGCGCAGGTACTTATTGGCCAGCCAGTGGTAGCCACGCAAGCGGTACATGTTCGCTAACGTCAGCAGGCGCTCAATCTCTGCGGTGATCTGTTCGGGTGTCATGGGGCGATGCTCCTTTACAGTAATTGCGCTATCTGTTCGTGTTCGTCGCGCTCGGTCTGGTACACGCGCTCGGCTTCCTGGTGGATGACCCGCGCCCGCCCTCGCACGCCGATCAGGATGTCTGCTAACTCGCTCAACACCTTCTTGGTCGCCTTGTCCTCGCCATAGACGTAGTTGAGCCGCTTGACCAAGACAAGCGCGCGGTCAAGCCCGAAGTCGTCATCCAGTGCCGCATCGCGTACTAACTCGGTGCGCGTGCGCTTGTTGCTCATTTCTCACCCAATGCTCGATTGATCTTCGCCTCTAGCTCGTCTTCCTCCGGCATGGCGACGGGCGGCTGATAGCACGCCCACGTTGCAAACCCCATCCCGCCGATGATGAGCCACGCCATACCGTACAGCAGTACCGCTTGCTCGATGGGCAGCGCGGCGAAGAGCGGGGCGGCGAAGGCGATTAGCCAGGTGGCAGCGCCGGCACCATAGCGGGTAACGGCGTTCCACTGGTGCCGCTCGGCGTAGCGATGCTCGACGGCGCAGGCGAACCCGGCAGCGGTGGCGGCGATGAGGCCGATCAAGATAATTGGTTCCATAGTCATTGATCCAAACCGCGCCTTTCCTGCTACACTGTGTCTACCGTCTCGATATTGCCAACCAGCCGTGTGCCTTTGAAGTTCAGCGCTACGAGCACCATGTCACTCGCGCCCGCCTGGTGTGCCGCTTTGTACATCTGCTCAACGCCGGTACGCAGGCCGAGCATATAGCCCTTGTCGTAGCTATGGCCCGTATGCTCATGCGCTACCAGGGTCAGATCGTTGAGTTCTTGACGGTTGAGCCGCGCGATGGTGCGCCAGTAGTGCCACTTGCGCAGGCACACAAGCATCCAGGCAAAGCAGGATAGGAGCGCGAATATCAGCACAATGTCCATCGTTCGTCCTTTCGTGGGCGGGTGGGCTGCGGCGTCACGTTCCCATCCAATATGCGCCGTGGGATGTCCCATTCGCAATCGGTCGTGCGCCGCAGACCTTGCCCCGGCAGAGATGCCCTAGCGGGCGAACAGTTTGTCAGCGATCAGTGGGCACTCTTGCGAGCGGTGGGCGGCGCTGCCGCACGGTACGCAGCGGCCTTGATCTTGCCGAGTGCGCAGGGTGTCGAGCAGCGCGTAGCCGTTCTCTTCGGGCCACACTGGAGGCGTCTCCGGCTCGTCACCGATGCCACCCGGCTCGGCGGCGGTTGACCAACTGGCGAGGGCGATGGGGTTGACCTTGTGAAAGGTTGCGGTGGTGGTCATCAGGTTGCTCCTTTGGGTTATTTGCCGCGTTTGGCAAGCCACGTTAAAAAAAGGTTTTGATGCTCGATCCAGAAGTCCACGACATCACGCATGAGCGCGTTGCCCTGGTAACGACCGCGCGCTTCTGACGCAGTAGATTGCAGTATTGCGATTTGGTCAGGCCGCAGGAGCGCTGTCCAGACCTTGAAGCCTTGGGGTTTTCGACCGGGTTTTTTGTGGGCTTGGATCATGCTATGCTCCGCTTGTAGGGGTTTGCCATCTGTGGCAATCATACTCTATTGAGCGGGTATTGTCAATAGTGATTTTCGTGGTACAATTGCCACAGGGGAATAATTACTTACGGTAGCAGGGAAGGAAGGGGCCATGACGCCGCTCGGCAATCATATCATACGCAGGCGGGAAGCGCGGGGGTGGACGCGGGTCGATCTAGCATTGGCTGCCGGGGTGCCGCATACCACCATCCGCAACATCGAGAAGGGACAGCGCAGCAAGAAGCCGCAAGAGCAGACGATCCGCGCCATTGCCGCCGCGCTAGGGAACGATGCCGATGTGATGCTGGCGCTCGCGGGCTACGGGGCCATCCCACCGCGCACGCACGATCAGGTGGTCGTGGAGCTTGATGCGCTGGGTGAGATAGCCCCGAAGTGGAAAGACGCGATAGAACGGGTTAAGAACGAGATGAGCTACGAAGACCAGGCGAAGGCGCTTGATGTCCTCCTTGCTCAATTGAACGCCGGCCAACGTCTGCGGGTGAGTCAATGATGTCGAGGATTGGCCCCCAGGGGCCTTCGTCGTCGTCGTCTGCTGCGGTGTGAGACATACCCGTTTACTCCGTTGTACTGGAGCGTCGCCCTCTTCGGCGCGTGTTGCGCATACCGCACCGTCACAATGACGGTTGCTCGGCGCGGGCAGGGCGTCGGGTGGTATGTGTGCGAGGGTGGAATGTTATATTATCCTTAACGCCTAACGGTCGGCGCAAGATACGCGATTTCCTGACGCGCGTGTCGGGACTATACCGGACACGAAAACGCAAGTATATACCCGTCAGCCCCGAATGTCTACCATTAATTTCTAGTTATTGCCACGCGTAATACTCTGCCCCTATTGACAACACCCGCGCCCTGCCGCTATACTACCCTCAAGCGGGCGCGTCCACACTCACCTCTGTTTCAGCCTCCTTAGCAGCGCACCCGCGCCCGCTTGCTATGTTCATTCGTCGCCTGTACACACCGAAGCCGCTCGACCAACCGGCGCACACGCGCACGGTGATGAGTTATTCCCAAGAAGAACTCGCGCTCCTGGTGTTCAAGGCGTTCGCCATCCAATACCGTGTGCAGCATGGGCATTGGCCCAAGCCGATTGAGCGTGACGCCGATGGCGGATTGGTGGTACGGCTATGACCATCGACACGAGCCATCCATCGCCCAATCAGTCGAGCCGCAACGGTGCGCCAATCACGCTTATCGTGCTCCATGCCACGGTAGGCGACTACAAGAGCGCCTTGGCGTGGCTGACCAACCCGAAGTCCAAGGCGAGTACGCACTACCTTATCCGCAAGGATGGCTATATTGCGCAGCTCGTACCGGACGACCGCGCCGCATGGCACGCGGGTGTCAGTCAATGGTTTGACCTCAACAGCGAAGCGATACGCGAGCAGTCCATTGGCATTGAGCTTGAGAACAAGAACAACGGGATTGACCCGTACCCGCCCGCGCAGATGACAGCCCTGCTCGCCCTGTGTCGCGCGCTGGTCAAGCAGTACAAGATCGTCCCGGATATGGTCACGCGGCATCTCGACATCGCCCGCCCGCCAAAGCGCAAGAGTGACCCGGCGGGCTTTCCCTGGCTGCCCTTCAAGGCATCGTTGTTCGCGCCCGTTACGCAGACGGTCAACGCGGGGCCGCACGGCGCCATTGCGCGCACGGACTATCGCGGGGGCGGGATAGCCGTGGAGTACTTTGGGCCAAGCACGCCGATTGTGCTGGACGACTTCCACCAGAACGAATACCGGCACGCGGCGTCGGGGGTGGGCTTCATCGCGGATGGAGACCTCGTATGATCATCGCGCCTGTCATGCCGCCCGACCCGCCGAAGACGACCGTGCAGCGCTTTCGCAAGCAGGGCTATTACATGGTGTGCGAGATATGCGCGCTCACCATCGACTACTGCAAGGGGCACGCGCTTGGCGAGTTCGGGGCGGGCGATGGCACGGATAGTGATCTGAATAAGCGTATCAGGGACGCGCAGCAGGCGGGGTAGTAGGGGAGAGAGCGCCGAGCCGATGGCGCTAGCAACAACACCGGCTCGACTGACCAAACACTAGTGTACGTAGTGAGTGGCTAAATGGGATTATACAACAGATAGGCGGCGCACCGTGAGTGATTCGAAGGAGCAGATACACGGCACAATCACGGCGCGGGCCGAATTGGATCGGGCGTTTGCGCGTCTCATCATTGAGGACGTGACTGGCGTGATGAGTAAAAACCTCATCACGATTCTGGACATGATGGAAAAGCATAACGCCGATTTGCGTTCAATGCTTGAGGACTATAGTGAACGGCTACGAAAAGTCGAGGCCCGCATTACTCGGATTGAGCACGTGCTTGCCGAGCGGCCCGCCGCACGCGAGAAGGAACACCGGGCCATCCTTGACGCGATTGGACAGGTGCACGTCGATGGCAACGCGGATCACGATGGGCCATGACGGACGAAGACATGGTTCACCTGCGCCAACTGCTGCGGGTCACGAAGCAACGGCGCGATGAGTTAGAAGTGCAGGCGGCGCGCTATGGCCCGAACCGTGTGCCGGCTGAGATGGCGATTGAGCTGCGCGAGACACAGGAGAGCATCGCCCGCCTGGACGCTAAGTTGCGGATTGTGACGGTGCCGCAGATGATTCAGGATGCGACCGGGCCGGAGGCGTCCATTGATGTGCTGCGGCTGTCGGTCAAGGAGCTGCGGGATCAGGTCGGCACCATCTACCGCTACATCGAGAAGATGCTGATCGAGATACAAGACGAGGCGCGGGCGTACCGCACCAAGAAGGACGATCAGCACAAGCGCAGCGCGTGGGTCTATCGAGTGCTCTTCGCGCTCATCTTCTTGATATTGGCCTGGCTTATCTTTCATTAGGAGGTCGCTATGCAACTTACGCTTATTGGCCCGGTGTTGATCGCGCTAGTGTTTGGTCTGGCGGTCGCCGCGATTGAAATACTCATCGCCGGCGGCAGCCCGTGGCCCGTGCGCCAGTGGCTCTCGAGGGCGTGGGTGTATGCCTGCTTCTGCTACATCATTCTATTCGGTGTTATCAAAGTATGACCCTGATGGAGCTGCTGCTTGCGGTGGTCGGCGTGGCGATCGTGGTGCTGCTGACGGTGGCGATTGCGATGCTCATGGAGCTGCGTGACATCGTGCGCACGCTCCTGGCGCAGGGCAGTCAGCGCCGGCAGTGGATCAAGCAGGAACACGAATGACTCTGTTTAACTGGCTCCCGCGCAAATGCGCTGTCGGTAACCACACCTGGCAAGCGCTGTGCACCTGCGGTAAGGCGCGGATCTGTCGGCGGTGTGGCGTGGGCGAGGGCGCGATACCGTGCGACTGTAAGCAGGCGGCTGAGTGATGGCGAAACCACGCATCGACATTGATATAGCCCGCGTGGAAGAGCTAGCCGGGCAAGGACTGACCCAGGCTGAGATATGCCTGGTGCTTGGCATATCGGAGCGCACGCTGTACTCGCGTAAGGCGGAAAGTTCCGAATTTGCAGACGCTATAAAAAGCGGCAAGGCGAAGGCAGCGTCTGAGATCAGCAATGTGCTCTATCAGATGGCAACGGGCGGCGATCTCGGGGCCATCGTGTGGTACGAGAAGACGCGGCGCGGGCTGAGCGACAAGGTGCAGCAGAATATCAACATCGACGTGAGTAAGCTATCCGATGATGAGCTATCCGCCATCACTCAAACTTAAAGCGGCTGCCGAGCTCGAGCTGCGCCGTCGCCGTGTCTCGCACGCACCCGCGCCCACCTTCCGAGGCGCGGCAGACCAGGCCCAGTCCACCACGAGCCGCGAGTGGATTATCAGCGGGCCATACGAGACGGGCAAAACCTGGGCAGCGCTGTACCGCCTGGACACCGAGGCGCGGGCCAATGCCGGCGGGCAGTACGCCATTGTGCGCAAGGTGCGGGCGGATATGGATGGCTCGGTACTCGTGACCTGGGCGAAGGTCATCGCCATGCGCGGGGGTGTCAACGTGTTCGGCGGGAATAAGCCGCAATGGTTCGACTACCCGAACGGCGCCAGAGTCTGGGTGGGGGGTCTGGATCGCCCTGAGAAGACGCTCTCGGGTGAGCGCGACGGTATCTACGTGAACCAGGCTGAGGAGCTCGACGAGCACGATTGGGAGACCATTGGCACGCGCACCACGGGTCGAGGAGCAGTGACCCTGACACCCATGCTGTTTGGCGATTGCAACCCCGGTAGCGAAGACCATTGGATTATACGCCGAAGAGATGCGGGGGTGCTGACTCTGCTTGAGAGTATTCACGAGGATAACCCGGCGCTCCACGATGGACAGGACTGGACAGAGCAGGGCGTGTGTACGATGGCGATCCTTGATGCGCTGACCGGCGTGCGCTACCAGCGCGGCCGGCTGGGTCGGTGGGTGGGCGCGGAGGGCATGTACTTCACGCAGCTGCATCCTGACATTCACCTGGTCGAGCAGGACGCACGCGAGGGCTGGCAGGTATGGGGCGCGCTCGACTATGGGTTCAGTCACCCGCTGTCCTTCGGCGTGTTTACGCAGACGCCGCACGGTGAGATCTACCTGCTCGCCCTTCACGCGGTGCACAAGTGGTACATCCATCAGCACGCGCAGGCAATGGATGAGTTGTTGCAGCAGCTGGGCATACCCAAGCAGAGCCTGCGCATCGTGGCGGGCCATGACTGTTGGGCCACGGGGCACGACGACCCCGAGACGATCGCCGACAAGTTCGACGCCTGCGGGTATCGCCTGGAGCGCGCGGTCATCTCTCGGGTCATCGGTGCCAGGGCGGTCGGCGAGCGATTGGGCAACCCGGAGAGCGCTGTTGCGCCCACGTTCTTTATCGACAAGCGCAGAGCAGGTCGCGCGTTCACGAGTCTGGCCAGGATGGTGCACGACCCGCGCAACACCGAAGACGTGCTCAAGATCAATGCCGACGCCGAGGGGCGCGGCGGCGACGATGATTACGATATGATCCGCTATGGCCTGATGGCCGCCACGCAGACACTGGACTTGAAGGCACCGCCCCGCACACCGAACCGATGGAGACAGATGTAATGGCACGCACCAAAGCTGAGATAGGCCGCCCTGGACTGCCGCTGTTCGCGGGCCGGCTGTCGCTCGAACAGAACACCCGCCTGCGCTGGCCCGCAGCAGGGCGCATCTACCGTGATATGCTCGACAACGAGCCGGCCGCCGCCGCGCTGTGGACAGCCGCACGCACGCTGCTGCGCACCGATGTGCAAGTGAATGAAGGCTCGGACGCACGCGCTGCCGAGCTGGTTGAGGACGCGCTGCACGATATGCGCGACTCGCTCGACACCAAGCTCAAGCAGATGGTAAGCGCGTTCTTCTATGGCTTCGACATTCACGAGATTGTGTACAAGCGCCGGCCTGATGGCCTGGTGGGGTGGGCGGATTGGGCCATACGGCGGCAAGAGACGCTGTTCCAGTGGGGCACGGATAAGAACGGGCGGATTGATAGCTTCATCCAGCGCCCTGCGCCTGACTACGTGCTTGCGAAGATACCGCTCAAGAAGTGCATCCACACTATCGCGGACGATAGCGACGGCAGCCCAGAGGGGCGCGGCGCACTCCGCCCGATGTACCGCTACTGGTATATGGTCACGCAGTTTGAGCTGCTTGCGGGCATTGGCCTGGAGCGTGGCGTCGGCTTCCCGGTGTTCCAGCGCACCGATGCGAACATTAAGCTCACCCCCGCGCAGGAAGACGACCTTGCGGCCCAGGCCGAGGCCATCCGTCAGAACGAGCAGGCGTACGTGCTGTTGCCACCCGGCCTGGAGTTTCGCTTTGAGCCGATGCCGGGCGTGGAGGCGGCGTCCTACCTGGCGTTTATCCAGAACTTCAGGATCTGGATGCTGACGACCTCGCTCAGTGAGTTCATCGCGCTCGGCACGGGCGATACGGGAAGCTTCGCCCTGGGCAAGAGTAAGATCGATCTGTTCCTCAAAGCGCTCTCTGGCTTGCAGGATAAGCTGTGCGATACGATCAACCGCCAGGCGATCCCGCAGTTGTGCAAGTACAATGGCTGGGACTTAGAGGAGTATCCGACCATCAGTCTGCCGGCGGTGCGCGACTACGACCTGAATATGATCGGCACCTTCGCCAGCACGCTCAACAGCATTGGCGCGTTCCACCCCACGCCGGAAGACGAAGAGTGGTTCCGCAAACTCTCCGACCTCTACGATCTGGACATCAGCGAGATTGAGGACTTGCACGCGGAGGACAAGGCGCAGGAGGAGGCGATGGCCAAGCAGATGCAGCAAGGCAAGGTGGACGCGCAGGGCAACCCCGTGCAGCCGACTGACCAAGCCACCACCGAACCGTACACCAACGGCAAGGAAGAAGAGAATATAGACGAGATGGAGCCGGTTGATGCTTAACGTGCTTGTGGCCTGCAAAGAGGTCAAGACGCCGGGCGGGCTTGGGCATATCGGCCCGTATTGTATTCACTACGACACGCACGCCTCGTGGGGCATGGCGTCGAACCTGCTGCTCCAGAAGGCTCAAGCGCTCGGCGGCGATGCGCTGTTCCTCGACGATGACGTGACGTTGACCGATGGCTGCCTCGACGCGGTGTACGACTACTACGACCAGGCTGATGTGTTCGGCCTGGACTTGCACGACATGACCGGCGCACGGCAGGCGGGCGCGCGGCACACGATGGACATCAACAGCGGCATCCACGATTGGGTGTTCCCTGGGCCAGCGTATGTGGCGCACGTCTCAACCAGCGCGATCTATCTCAAGGCGTCGGCGGTGGAGCAGCTGCGCTTTCCGATCTGGGACGGCATTCATTGGGAGGACGTGGCCTTCTGCCTGGACGCTTGGCTGCACGGCTTGAAGGTACTTGCTGTTCCTGGCTACGTTACCCACAACATCGTGGGCGGGGTGGGCGCAACCAAGCGGCACGCGCCGGAGTTTTGGGACAAGTGGGCGAAGAATATGCGCGCGCTTGGTGTGTGGTGCGCAGAGCACGAGGTCATGCCGAGTCTGCGCGATGGGCGGATACCCGTGGGGGCGGTTGAGCTGTGAAGCGAGAAGAAATGGATGCGCTGCGCCGCCATGTTACTGATCATGCATCACTCAACGACTATTTGGCGATGGGGTATCGACTGGAGGAGGGCGATCCGTTTTGGCTGCTCTATGATCAGGATGACGCGCCATACGCTACCGTAGATCGGGCGCTGGCCGAGTGGTACGCTAAGTGGATTAGGGCGATGGACAGGATCGGCATATGACCATCCTTGTATTGCAACCCATCCGACCGACCAACCCGCCCGCGCTGCGCGAGAAGGCGAATTGTCTGCTTGAGCGCATGTTCTTTCGGTGTGATGCGTTGCGGTTCGATGTCCATCAGGACGATAGCGCTATCCCTGTCCCTGATCATAAGTCGGTCTATATGCGCCATGCGACGGTGCGCAACTACATGCTCGATCGCTATCTCAAGCCCGAGCACGAGTATGTGCTGTGGATAGACTCAGACCTGATTGACTACCCCGCCGACCTCCCGCACACGCTGATGGAGTATGGAGAGCGGGCGATTGTGGCGCCGTTCGCGATGCTGGACAAGTGGCCCCATCGCTTCTACGACATCGGCGGCTTCATCGAGAAAGGCAGCAGGGCGCGCATGTGGCCACCCTACTTCAATCAGGACGGCGCGGCAATCACCCTGGACAGCGTGGGCTGCTGCTACCTTGCGCCGGCCCAGCTGTACCACGAGGGCGTGCGCTACAGCCCGCCGCCGACTGATTACTACGTGGAGCATTGGAGCGTGATGCGCGAGGCGCGGCAGCGTGGCTATAAGGTCATGGCGCTGCGCGATGTGCGCGTGACCCATGCGTGGCTGCCTGATTATGGATTGGACGCGAACTAGATGACCGACTACCACCGCTTTCAAAGTCTCAAGATCCTGCGCCACTATGACAAGCTCGAAGCCATCACGCGCGGCGAAGAGCCCTACCCGATTGAGTGGGTGGTGTATCCGTCGAACGTGTGCAACCACGAGTGTGTGTGGTGCATGTTTCGCCAGAACGGTGAGCAGTTTGGCGACAACCGGGTCATCCTGCCGCGCGCCACGCTGCTGCGCTTTGTCACGGACGCCGCGCGGCTCGGTGGGTCGGTGATCCAGTTCGAGGGCGGGGGCGAGCCGCTGATCAATAAGCACACGCTCGACGCGCTGCAGCTGGCCAATAGTCTGGGCATCAAGACCGCGATGAGCACCAACGGCCGGCTGCTGACCCCTGAGATAGCCCAGGCGGTCGACTACCTGCGCATCAGCCTGAACGCTGCCACCGCCGACATGCACCTCAAGACCAACCACGGCGGCGAGGGTCAGGGCGACTTTGCCGAGATTATCGAGCGGGTGCGGGCCGCAGTGCCCCACAAGCGCAAGGATATCAGCCTCGCGTTCGTGATTGATGCGGATAACTACGTGGAGATACCCGCGTTCTGCGACCTGGCTGCCGACATCGGCGTGGACTTCGTCCACCTACGCCCTGCCTTTTGGTTCGACGCAGCGGAGGATGCGCGGGTGCGCGCCATCATGCCGGCCGCGCTCAAGCTGTGTCAGATGGCCCAATGGACGCACCGTGACAGCCCAATGAAGATATACGCTATTACGGAGAAGTTCGAGGACTACTGGAAGCCGCGCTCATGGCACGCCTGCCGCGCGGTCTGGACAGGCGTAACCCTGCGCGCTACGGGTGACTTCGCGGTGTGCAAGGATCGGACTGACCTGACCTTTGGGCACACGCCGTCCTACAAGAAGGGCGCATCGTTCGAGGAGGTCTGGCACAGTGACGAGCACAGAAGGATCACCGGCACGATCCACGATGGGCCTGATGGAGTGCTCTCGGCCTGCCCGCGCTGCGTGTGGGGGCCGCGTAATCGCGTGCTGGCGGCGATTGAGAATGATGACCTTCGTATAGCGTTAGTCTAGTGAGGACTATGGCGAAAATACCCACTATTCTGGTTCGATGGGAGTACTGCACGGTCAAAAGCGAGATGCGAAGCGGCAGCATGTTTGCCTATGACCTCGTGCTTCAAGGAAGCGACCCGCGTACTGTATTCGCGTCGGTCGATGCGGCGTTGAGTATGCTCGGCACAGAGGGGTGGGAATGCATCTTGTTTCATCGTGACGACGGGCCGCGTCAGCAGATGATCCCAATGTCACTCCACCAGCCGCTGCCATTTCCAGCGCGCTATGAGTTGCGCTTTAAGCGAGTCATTGTAGAGGGTTGAGGGGTGGACTATGGCGCACATGGACGACCATCGCTGTAAACATTGCAATGCGCTGATTGCACTCATTCCGCGTCCGTCCATCGTCGGGCGCTTTACGCTGCGGTGTCAGCACTGCGGCGTGTATCTTGTTATCTGGCCGGCGGCGAAAGAAACGACGCGGGTGTTGAGCAAGGTATCTTGACATATGCGCCCGCCTACGCTATAGTTATCTGTGACAAGTGAAGTCGCGCCCGGCCTAGCCCGGCGCAAACCGAGTGGATGACGCCGCTCCTGATCCAATACGGACCAGGGGCGGCGTTTTTCGTTGGTGAAAATATGACCGACCCCACCCCCACCCGTATCCGACTGAACATCATCAGTGAAGTGGCGTTCGAGGCCGGCCAGCCGCGCCCGATCCACATGTTCCGCCCTGGCACCTACACCGACATGCTTGGCAGAGAGAACGCCTTTAGTCAAGAAGACGTGGCGGGCATCGTTGCGCGCTTCACGGCAAACCGGAGGCGCAAGCCGCCCATTACCGAGCGGCACGACTTCGGGCGGGCGATTGGTCGCCTGCAGGACGTGTGGGCGGACACAGACGGCAACCTGTTTGGCCTGCCGAAGTGGAATAACGACGGCAAGAAGCTGCTCGAAGACGAAATCTACGACGGCTTTAGCTGCGAGCTCGACCGCGAGGGCGAGGGCTGGACGCTGATCGGCGGCTCACTTACCAACTACCCGGCAGTCGGCGGCTTAGAGCCGGTGACGCTGGCTGCTCCGCCGCTTGCGGAGGCTGCGGTAGAACCGGAGCCGCAGCCTGACGTTCTCCCGGTCATTCTTGAGGCACCCTCGGCGGTCGTCCCACCGCCTCTCGATACTCCCATAGCTATCCAACCAACACAAGGAGTCCTACCCATGTCTGATACACCGGAGCCGGTGTCCTTCGAGGCACCATCGCTCCCCCCGATTAGCGACCCGACGATGCAGGCGCGGCTGGATGCCTACGTCGCGCAGATCAACGCGCGCTACGAGATGCAGCAGCAGCAAGTGCTTGCGCAGGCCAGCGCCGAGTTCGAGCGTCGCATGCGTGAGATGGAGCAGCGCAGCACCATCGAGGCGTTCGCACGCCGCTGTGTCGTGACCACCGCTGACCAGCCCTACGCGATCCCCGCGTCGGCGGATGAGGTGATCAACCTGCTGCTGGAGACCCCGTCGCAGGTGCGTGGCAAGTGGCAGGCGCTACTCACTCGCATCACCAAGAGCGGCACGCTGTCCTTTGACGAGATTGGCAGCGCGGGCGAGGCCGGCGAGCATGCCGACCAATGGCGCGCGCTTGTCGCATCCTACGAAGCCAGGGGCATGAGCGCGGTTGAGGCTATCAAGGCCGCAGCCAAGGCGCAGCCCGCATTGTACGACGCGCAGACGAGCGCGAAGAGGGGAGGCCGGTAGTCATGGCATACGAGAACCTGACCAAAGTCCTGTCATGGCCGGCGGCTGGCGATCTGTCAACCTTCCAGTTCTACCCGGTCATCCTGATCACCAGCAGCACCTTCCCTGAGGGCTGCATCACCACCATTTCGGCCACAGCGAGCAAGCCGCTCGGCATCTTGCAGGATGCCCCCGACGCCGCTGGCGTGATGGGGTCGGTCTGCATCGAGGGTGTGTCGAAATGTGTTATTTACACCGGTACGACCGCTGTCCTCGATGCCATTGGCATCCGCACGGACGGCATGGGGCAGACCACCACCACCGACAACCAGTGGGTTATCGGTACCGTCATTGAGAAGGCCGCTGACACGGGCACAAAGACGATTTTGACCGTCGATGTGAACGTTAGCCGCTACTAGGAGCACATGCAATGCCACTACCAACACTCAGTCAGGTGCATGTGCAGGCGGCGCTCACCGACCTGTCCATCGCCTACCGTCAGTCGGCCCCTGCTGTTGCCGATCAAATCTTCCCGCGCGTGTCGGTCAACAAGCAGGCCAACAAGTATTTCATCTGGGATAAGGGCGACATGTGGCGCAACGAGGCCAAGAAGCGCGCCCCTGGCGCTGACTTCGCCCGCGTGGGCGTCCGCCTGTCCACCGACAACTACTCCTGCGAGCAGTTTGCGCTTGAGTACTTGCTGGCGGATGAGATTGTCGCCAACGCCGACGCCGGCATCGAGGCGCAGAGCACTGCCACGATGTATCTGGTGGATCAGCTCAATCTGCAAAAGGATTTGAGCTTCGCCGCCGACTTCTTCACCAGCAGCAGCGGGTGGGGGTCAGGCACGGTGTCAAGCGCGTGGGATGTGCCAAGCACCGGCACGCCGGTCACGAACATCACCAGCGCCGTGCTGACCATCAAGCGCGCTCTTGGCGCGAGTGACCAGCACCGCATCATCGGCATCGGCGGCACCAAGATACTTAACGCCCTGGTGACAGCCGATCAGGTGCGCGACCGCACCAAGTACGTGATGGCGAACTCGTACGCCGCGTTGCAGGCCTCACTTGCGCCCGTGCTGAACCTCGACGAGTTGATTATCTCAACCCGCGAGTACAACACGGCCAAGGAAGGGCGCACGGCGTCGTACAGCCCCGTGTTCGATAACGACTTTCTGATCGTGGCGGTGCCGCGCAGCCCTGGCATTCTGGTGCCGAGCGCGGGCTACACCTTCGCGTGGGACGAGGGCGGGCGCGGCGATATGTACGTCGAGCAGTACCGCGAAGACCCGAAGAAGGCCGACGTGCTGCGGGCGGTGTGCTACTACGACCAAAAGCAGACCGGCGCAGGACTGGGTGTCTACTTCGACAACGCGGTGACCTAGGCATGAAGGTATACGTGGTACATCCTGGGGCTGGTTTCTCAACCAGCGATGTCTATGATGGCCTGGTGGCTGGTCTCAGGATGTGCGACGGTATTGACCTCTACGAAGGTCGCATTGACACCATCTTAACCTTTTACAACACCGCGCTACAGGCAGGGCTTGAGCGCGGTGTGTTCACCTTAGACAACCTCCAAGACCAGGCGTGGAACCGGCAGCGCCTCGCATCCGCGCATATCACACAGCATATCTTAACTATCTGGCCCGACCTCGTAATTGTGGTCAGCGGGCATAACTACCATCTTGACGACGTGCGCGCCCTGCGGCGTATCGGCTTCGATGTGGCGATTATGCTGACCGAAACGCCGTACTTTGGCGACTTAGAGGTTGCCTTAGCGGGCATCTACTCAGCAGCGTTCACGAATGAGCGCATTGGGCTGGAGAAGTTCCGCTTAGTCCAGCCGCGCTCGTGGTATCTGCCGCACGCCTACAATCCGTCAGTCCACACGCTCAGCGGCGAAGTCGCCCCGCCCTGCGATGCCTTCTTCGTCGGCTCGTGGTTTCCCGAACGGGTCAAACTACTCGACGCGCTGGAAGCTTCGGGTATCAATCTGGTACGCAAGGGGCACGACACGCACGAGGATGCCAGTCAAGTACTCCCGAACGCCAGGAGCGCGGCGCACTATCGCAGCGCGGGCGTGAGCCTGAACATTCACCGCACGTCGCACGGCGGCGGCGGGTATATCCTTGCCGGCGACGCCGAGAGCCTGAACCCGCGCGCCTATGAGATACCGGCGTGTGGCGGCTTCCAGCTGATGGACGACAGCCGGCCGGAGGGGAAAGAGATATTCCGCGACAGCCTCGCCACCTACAAGGCGGGCGATGCGGCAGACCTTGAAAAGCAAGTCAGATGGTGGCTCAACCATCCCGATATGCGGGAAGAGTGGGCCGGGGCACAGCACGACATGGTACAGCCGCACACGTGGGATGTGCGGGCAAGGCAAGTCTTGGAGGCACTAGCATAATGGCAACCGTGACTATCGCCAATAACGCAACCGAAAGCGATGCGCTGAACGTCGGCGCGATTGGACAGGTGGTGGTGGGGATTGTTACCCCTGCCACGCTCACGGGCGTGGCGTTCACCTTCAAAGCCAGTGTGGATGGCAGCACCTATGTGCCGGTCTACGACACCAGCGGCTCGGCGTACACCGTGACCGTGTCCACGTCGCGCTACATCCCGCTCCCGCCCGCCACGTTCGCGGGCATCACCTATCTCAAAGTCGTCTCAGGCAGCACCGAGGGCGGGTCGCGCATTATCACGGTTGTGACGAGGCCGATCTAGTGCCACTGCGCCGCAATAGCACGCTGCTGACGCTGTTTGCCGGTGGGCTTGCACCCGGCACGCTCGACGTTGCCAGTGTTGCGGCGCTTGGCACCACGGTCACGAACGACCTCTCGCCCGATGGCTTCACCTGGGCTGCCGTGCGCGGATCAGTGGTCGTCGACCAATACGGCAAGATGGTTGTCTATGCGCAGCGCTATAACGGCAACACGCGGCAGTGCTACTTTGTGATCTCGAACGACAGCGGCGGATCGTGGGCGGATAATGCCGGGGTGGTCGGCGGCGAGGCGTTCTTGACGCGCGGCAACATCGTGTATGACGCAGCGCGCGATTGCTTCCACGGCTTGATCATGGGTATCCCCTCGGTCGGCGGGGTCATCTACCGTAGGTACAGTATCACGCGGGACGGCTCGAACAACATCACCAGCATCGCGCGGGTGGGCGGGGTGTCGGTCGTTTTGGACGATGCGGGCGGGAGTGACAGCAACCTGCTTGAGTTTCCCACCATCATCATGCCGGACGCGAATACCGTGCTGGCTGCCTGGACAATCGCCACCACATCACCGGGCGGGGAGATCCGCTGCGCGAAGGTCGACATCACCAGCAACGCCGACGCGGGCGGGACGGCATCGAACTGGGTGCACATCGGCGTGAGCAGCACAACCACCATCGGCGTTCCGCCGGCGGTGGCGTCCTATACCATCCCGTTCGTGCAGACGAGTGCCAAGGTGCCGACGTATTTCTCACTCCTGCAGCTCGCATCGGGTGATTTGCGGTGGGTCTATCATAACGGCGCAGCGCCGGGGGCGTACGCCACCAAGCGCAGCGTGCGCAACGCGGCGGTGACGTGGAACAGTTTCGGTAGCCCGGTCACGCTGACGAACGTGCAGCGTGCAGGCACCGATACCGGCTACAACCTTAAGGCGCAGCTTATCTCGCAACTCAGCGAGCGCGCGGGTGTGGTGTTCGTGGGCCTGGCAACGTGGAAAGCGAACGCAACCGGCGATACCTGGGGTGTGTACGTCATCGCTGCTGACGATAGCCTGTCAACGAGCGTGGATGTCTACAGCGCGGGCGGGGCGCATAGCTACGCGCCTACGGGCGATGTCGCCTACGACAGCACCTCCGGGCGCATCGTGGTCACGTATGACCAGACCACCACGGTAGATGGGTACATTGGCCTGCTCAGTCCCACCGACTTGAGCACGCTACAAACGTTCACAGCGTTCGAGAGCACCGCTGACGTAGACATACCCGTAATCGGCAGCACGCGCGTGGGTGGGCGGGTGCTGATCATCTACCGCGTGGCCGGCAGCCCGCCGCAGATTGGTAAGACGGCACGCCTGACATGGGGGTAGCACGATGACACTTGACACGAATAGCTACGGCAGCGTTGCGGGTGTAGCGGCCTACACGCGCCGGCTCGCCAACAGCAGCGCGACGTTCGATACCACCACGCGCCCCACGCTTGTCGAGATTGAGGCGTTTATTGACCAGTGCAGCGATATGCTGAACGGCTGGTGCGCGGCGGCGGGGTATGTCATCCCCGTCACCCAGGCAGACGCGGCGCGTGTGCTTGCGCGCTATGCCAACATCGGCGGCGCAGGCCATGCCGAACTCGCGCAGCGGGCGGGCGGGTATAACGCCGACGACGAGAACCTGAGAGAAAACAAGTTCCTCGACATGTTCATGCAGGCCGAGGCGTACATCAACAGCGGCGCGCTTGGGGCGCTTGGGGCGGAGACGCTTGCCGACAGCCTACCCGGGGCGCTCTCAGGGCTGCGGGTGGGCGGCACCACGGCGAGCGGGCAGCGCCTGCGCCCGATCTTCAAGCGGACCTCCTTTGGCAACAACCCGGTGGCAGAAAGTCCGAGCGGCAGTGAGCCGACCTATGCGGGTGATCCATGATTAGCTACAAGGTTAAGGTCAAAGGCGCGGATGAGGTCATCAAGCAGCTGCAAGGTATCCGGCTGGATCGCCTCGCGGGGGTGATAGACGGCGTGATGGATAAGATCATGGCCGACGCTGCCGACTACCCGCCCGAACTCCCTGGGCAGCGCTACATTCGCACGGGCGACCTGGGGCGGGGCTGGACAGACGGTGTGACCCTGTTCCCGCACAAGGATGCGACGCAGTTAGAAGCGGTGCGCACGAATAGCGTGGACTATGCGGGCGACGTGATGGGCACCGGACAAGAGGCGATCTTCGAGGATCGCTGGCGCACGAATGAGCAGATTATGGATCAGTGGGAAGCCAGGGTTGCACAACTGATTGAAGATGCCTTAGTGAAGATACTCCCATGAGCACGTATGTTGTCGCTGAGACGGCGCTGCTTGCGCGAGTGGTTGCCTACTCAGGCGGCACCGTGTTCACCACGACCAACAGCAGCCGGGGCGATTTTCGCGTACTCAATAACGAGGGCGTGACGCAGGGCGCGGTGCTGCTCCAGGCCGCGGCGTCTGAGTTTGGCGATGACCTGGGCGGCGGGCGCGGGGCGATGGGCAAGCGGCAGCAGCGGCACCGCATCGCGCTCATCCTGTTCCAGCGGCGCAATGGCAGCGATGGCGACAACTACACGGCCCTTGCCACCTTGACCGACACGGTGATTGCTTACCTTGATACCTACCCGCTGCTGAACAATACTAGCAGCGTGAAGCGCGCCGAGGTTGTCAGCGCGTCTGAGCCGCGCATCCGCAGAAGTAGCGATTGGATCTACCAGACCGTGTTAGTTGAAGTAATGACTGAAACCGCGCCCGCGCTCACGGAGCCGATACGATGAAAGTAATGGTGGTCGAACCAGGACACGGCTTCTCCACACTGGATGTGCATCATGGCCTATGCGCCGGCCTGCGCGCCAATGGCGTCACGGTCATCGAGTATCCACTGATGCGCACGCTTGAGAGTATGGAGCTGATCGTGGGCGGGGCCGAGATACTGGGCATTGACGTACCGGGCGGCTACCCGGACGTGTACCAGATGGCGAGCATGGGCATTCCGGGGCAGGCGATGGCAAAGCAGGTAGAAGCGGTGATCTTCGTGCATGGCCTGAACGTGCCGTTGTCTATCCCGGTCACCTTGCAGCGCGGCGGCTATACGACGGCGATTGTTTGCACAGAGACGCCGTATCAGATACTGCATGAGCAGTCCTTTGCATCGCTGTATGACCTGGTGTTCACCAACGACCGCGCGGGCGTGCCGATGTTCACGGGAAACCGACCCGATACCGTCCACTACCTCCCGCACGCCTATAACCCCGCCGTGCATACGATAGAAGGCGACAAGGCCGCGCCGTGCGATGTGTTCTTTGTCGGCACACGCTTCCCGGAGCGCGCCAAGCTGCTGGACAACGTGGACTGGTCAGGCATTAACTACCTTGAGCGCACGCTGGACTATGGCAACGGCCTGCCGACCGCCGCGCTGCTCGAGCAGATCACGCCGAACAATGTCACCGCCACCTACTACCGCGCGGCGAAAATCAGCATCTGTCACCATCGCGCCGATCCGACCGGGCTGGCCGAAAGTCTCAACCCACGCTGCTACGAAGTGCCGGCCTGCGGGGGCTTTCTGATCTCAGACCCGCGCGCGGAGTTATTCGATCTTTTCGGGGACTGTGTCCCCACCTATACCGATAGCGCATCGCTGGAAACGGTGGTGCGCTACTTCCTGACGCACGACGAGGAACGGGACACCCTCGCACGGCGTCAACGGGCGGCAGTTGAGCCGCACACCTGGGCAGAGCGCGCACGGGACATGCTCGCTACACTCGCCCGCCATCGATCCGCAACGACAATGGAGGAACCCACATCATGGGTACACTAGCCGGCACGAATGCCATCATATACCTGGGCGCAACGAACGCCACACCCATCACGGAAACGTTCGATCTCTCGATTGAGACAACCACCGACTTCGCGGATGACAGCAGCCACGGTGACTCGTGGCGCACGTTCATCCCCACGCTGTCCACCTTCAAGATGACGGTCAACAAGCATTTTGACGACGCCTCCGGCGGCGGCGTCTTGCAGGCGGCGGTCATCGCGCGCACGCAGATGAAGTACTACCTCTACCCGACGCGCGCGAGTAGCACGATCTATTGGTATGGCCTGTGTTACCTCGGCGGCGGCGGCATGAGCATGACGCTTGAGGACGTGATTGACAGCACCTTCGAGGCGCAGCCGATCAGCCAGCCCACGTACGTTCACCCGTGACCAGCTTCGACCCGATGCGCGGCCCGCCCGCAACGTCGAAAGGCACCATGGGGGTGCTGCGCATCGGGGGCCTCACAGCAGGCCATCTTACCGAATGGCGCGTGGTCATCAGCCCGACAACCGGGGCGCCCACGCTGTTTGGTGAGGGGCGTATCCGCCGCTACTATACGCAGGCGCTTGGGGAAGTGGTGCAGGCGTGGTTGACGCCTGCACCGCACCCGGCGCGCATTGGACGCCCGAAGCGCCCACCCGCGCAGCCGTTCACCTTGACCGGGCGGATAGTGGAGATTAACCCAGGACACATTACGATCGCAGACGGCGAGATTGCGCGCGGCTAGGGTCGCTCCCGAACGATGGACAGCACCCCACCATCTGCCGCGCGCACACTTTGGGGTATGTGTAGAGGGGCCACATGGCAGACTATCTCAGCAAAGCGGCACTGCTCGCCGCGCTCACGCGCACGCACGAGAAAGAAGTCGATGGGTATTTCCTGGGCGGCAAGGTGCTTATCCGCGAACTCACCGCACGGCAGCGGCTCATCGCGCAGCAGGCGGCGCAGGCCGAGAACCCTGACGAGCCGGATAACGGCCTCTACCAGGCGATGCTGATTCAGATGTGCGTCGTCGACCCTGAGAGCGGCGTTAATGGCGCAGACGGACGGATAGACCCGCGCACCCGCACGCCGCTGTTTACGATCGAGGATGTGCGCGACTTGATGGAGAGCCGGTGGGGTGCGGTCAACGCGCTGATTGACGAGATCACCAGCCTGGCAGGTCTGGGGCCGGCGGCGATGTTTTCAAGCGATACGACGCCAGACCGTCCAAAACGAGGTAAGGGAGCGCGCGCTCAAGGATCTGGAGACGCCGCTGGAGAGCCTGCCGGTGCGGGAACTGGCGACGATGACCAACGAGCGGCATTGGCTGATCAATCTGGCTGGGGGCCGGATGCAGACGCTTGATGAACTGTGGTCAAGCGAGGTCACGGAACTGCGCGCGGCTGCGCTCATCAGCGCGGCGCAGCAGACCATTGCGAATGCATACGACGAAGCGGCACGCAAGCGCGCACGGGCCAAGGGGCGGATGCGCTAGATCGTCTCAACTAGGGCGATGTAGCCGCTCGATTGGGTGATGAGGATTTGCACGATCCGCAGGTTGTGCGGTGGGCCACCGATCTGATCAATAGGTATCCATTGGTTGCCAATCCAGGCTAAAAACGCGAGCGTGTGATCGCTCGCTTTCCCGGCAAGCGATAACTGCACAATCCATTGGTTCATAGCACTCCCTTCTTTTGGCGGGCATTCTACCATAAGGCACGCGCATGGCGAAGTCTATCTCAATTAGCATCCAGACCACCGCCGACCTCAAAGGTATTCAGCAGGTTGAGAAGGCGCTGCAAGGCATTGCCACCGCAGCAGGTAAGGCTGCGGGCGGCAGTAGCGCGGGCGGTGGGCTTGCCAAGCCGCTCAAGGATACGGGCGCGGCTGCTGCTGCCGCTGAGAAGCAAATCCTGTCCTTAGCACAGGCGCAGGCGCGCTTGCAACAGGCCAGTGGGCAGGGCGCGCAAGCCGAGCAGACCCTCACCACGGCACTGAGTAAGGTCAATCAAGAGTCTGTCGCCGCTATCCGTGCGAAGACGCAACTTGTCGGTGTCCAGAATAAGCTCTCCGGGCAAACCCAGTCGCTCACAGGTAGTTTCTCGAACCTCGGATCGCAACTCGGTCAACTCAGCAGTTCAGCCGGCGGTGTGGCGGGTGCGTTCTCGTCCCTCGCCGGGTCACTCGGCACGGTCGGTGCGGCGGGCGCGGCCATAGGGCTTGCCAAGGTCACGTTTGACTTAGCACAGGCGGGCGCGAATGCCGAGTTGGTGCGCAAGCGCTTCGACGCCCTCGCTGCATCAGCAGGCACCACGGGCGATGCGCTGCTGAAAGCGCTGCGGGCCGGAAGCGGCGGCGAAATATCCGACCTGAACCTTGAGTTAGCCGCGAACAAAGCGCAACTCTTGGGGGTGGCAAACTCAGCTGAGCAGTTCGGCGTGCTGATGAACATTGCGCGTGACCGTGCGCAGCAGATGGGCATCACCACCACCCAGGCGTTTGATGACCTTGTGACGGGCTTAGGGCGCGGGTCACGGCTTATTCTGGATAACCTCGGCATTCTGGTTAATGCCGACCAAGCCAACCAAGCCTACGCCGCATCGATCGGCAAGACAGCGGCGGCGCTGACCGATCAGGAGCGCAAGCAGGCACTGATCAATCAGGTGCTTGCCGATGGTGCAGCGACGATGGCCGCAACCGGCGGCGCGGTGGAAAGTTCGGCAACGCAGATCGCCAAAGGGCAAGCGGCATTCGAGAACCTGAAAACCGCGGTCGGTGGGCTGGCGGCCATCCGGCTCGGCCCGTTAGCGGAAGAGGTGGGGCAGGTCGTCAATGCCCTGTCCGGCGCAGGCTCGTTTAGCGAGTTCGCTTCTGGTGCTGCGAACTTGATTTCAAACGTGAACCCGGCCATCTCTGTCTTCAAGAGCCTGATGGAAGCAACGGACGGGACAGCGGCGGCGATCGCGAAGTTCGTGGGCATCGAGATACCGGATAACTACGCGCCGCTGCGCGACTCAATCAATCAATGGCTCGCCCTGATGAACATGGCGACGGGTGCGAACTCGCAAGTAGCGGCATCTACCCAGGTTGTGACCGACATCGAGCAACATCGCGCCGATGTTACCGCCGCGTCTGCCGCCATCGTCGCGCAGAGCACGAGCGCACAGCTGGCCTACGCCAATAGCATGGAGCTCGGCGCAGTCCAGGCCGCCGCCGCTGCGATGGCGGCAGAGCAGAAAGCGGGCGCGGATCAGGTAGCGGCGGTGGACGCGCAGACGCACGCCGTCGCGCAAGACCAGCTGACCGCCGCAGCCATCAGCGCCGCACGTGCGCTCCTGGCAGCGGGTGGCCAGGGCGCGGCGACTGCCGCAACGCTGGCCGGCTCATCACAGCAGGTGGACGTGCTCACCGCAGCGTACTACCGGCTCTTCGCTGCACAGCAGGCGGTGGGGGTGGCGGCCGCCAAAGCCAAGGCGCGCACCGATGACTTTAGCGAGCGGCATGGCGGGGTGGGCGCGGGCGGGCTGACCCCCGGCGCGCAGCAGCGCGCGGGCGCAGAGCAGAAGCTGAACGCGGATATTGCAGCCAAGAAGAAGGCGGCGGATGTGAAGGCCGCGAAGGACGAGCTGACCTTAGCGAACGGCACGTCGGCGCAGAAGATCAAGATCCGGCAGGACGAATACAACCAGGCGGTCGCGCAGCACGGGGCCGAAAGTGTCGAAGCCATCAACGCGCAGAGTAAGCTGCTCCAGGTGACACAGCAGGGCGCGAAGGCCGGTGGCGCGGCGAAGGTCAGCGCGGCAGATGCGGCCGGGTTGAAGCTCGAAGGCATCGAAACAAAGACCGGCGACAAGCTCAGTCAGATAGTCCAGGACACCCAGGCGAAGATCATCGCGATTGACCAGAAGGCGGCCGCAGAGCGCGCCCGCATCGCGCAGGAGTTGAACAACAAACTCGCCGCCACCGCTGCCGACCGTCGCGCGTCAAACGAAGCCGACGACCTTGACCTGATCGGCGTGACCGACGCGAAAGAGGCGCAGAAGCTCAATGACCGCGAGCGGGCGCAGGCCGCGGCGCGCGAGCGGGAAGTGGCCGCCGCAAAGGAAGCACGCGACGCCATTGCCAATGGCGAGGCCGAAAGCGCCAGTAAGGTCTACGACATTCGCGAAAAGCAGATCAGTGATCAGCAGGCTTTAGACGAGAAGTACGCCGAACGGCAGGCCGAGTTAGCAGGCAACGAAGACCAGTTGGCCGCGCTCAAGACGCAGTACGACGAGGCCACCCGCGCGAACGAAGAGGCGGCGCAGGTACGGATCGATATTGCCAAGGCGGAAAGCGACCAGAAGAAAGCCGAGGTCCAGGCCGAGAAGGACGCCGTGATTGCGGCGGCCAACGACCAGGCCAACGAAGTTGTGGCAGCAGCCGAGCGGTCGGCGCAAGGTGTGACCAAGGCAACCAAGGCCGCGAAGGACGCCGCTACTGCAAACCTCCACGCCATCGGCGATGCGGTCAACGCCATCCCAAGTCAGAAGACTATCACCATCTCAGTCAATCAGCAGGGCGAGGTCGGCGCATCGAGCGGGGGCGGGGGCAATAAGGCAGCGGGCGGTGGGCACTTCATGACCGCTGGCCCGAGCACGCTGCGCGTGGGTGATAACCCTGGCGGGCGCGAACTGGTCAGCGTGATACCGCTGTCCGGCAGCGGCACCTCGCACGCATCGGGCAACCTGATCGCCTTAGCCGGCGGCGGCACGGTCGACGCCGGCGGCGGCTATACCACGCCAGTAGCGGGAAGCGATCAGAACAAGAAGAAAGGCAGCAGCGAGAAGAAAGAACCGAAGCCGCCGTCCCTCGCCGACCAGAAGAAGATCCTCGACGAGCAGCGCAACATCGTGCAGATGCTGATGGACATGGCCAAGCTCAAAGAGCAGATCGCCAAGCTCGCAGGCGTGCCCGCCTTCGACATTCCCGTGGTGCAGGCGCTGATCAACCGCGCGCAGGAGTTTACCGCCTACGTCAAGGCACACCTGATCCCGATCACGAAGAAGGAAGTCGAGGGGCTGGACTTCTACTTCAAGGCGGCACAGGGCGCGCTCAACATTATCCATGACATGGCCGATCTGAAAAAGGACATCGCGGAACTGAAAGACATCCCGGCGTTCGATCAGCCGATGGTGCTGGCTTTGATTGACCGCGCGCAGCAGTTCACCGCCGCGATGCAGAATAAGCTCATCCCCCTGACCGAGTTTGAGTCGGAGCAGTTTAGCCGCTACGCCGATGCGGTGAGCGCATCCACGTCGGTCATCAAGGATGTCGCTGACCTGAAGAAGAGCCTGTTTACGGATTACGTCTCGCCTACCGACGATGAGATCAATCTGCTGGTGAACGATGCCAAGCGCGTAGCAAAGGGCTTTATGGACGCCGGCACGGTCATGGGCAAGGAGGGCGCCGAGGCGGGCAAGGCGTATGCCGAGGGCGTGGGCGCGGCGTTCTCTGCCGCGAAAGAAGGCATGTTAGTCATCGCGGGCCTGAATAGCGGCGACTTCGTGCTCAAGCCGGGTAGTCTTGAGCAGTTCGAGAGCGCATCGCTCAACATTCTGGACACCATGAAGGCACTCGGCGGCGCGGCGTCGTCCATACCCAAGGGCGACATCGCGAACCTCCAGACGGTCAGCGCTGCTATCTCAAGCCAGTCCGAGGCGCTGATTAAGTTAGCGGCGGTGCCGTTCACCGATCTGCCGGGCGCGTCTGCCGGCCTCGCGCAAAGCGGCGGGGCGATGGGCGGCATGGGCGCAATCACGGTCAATGTGTACGGCGCAGCAGGGCAGGACGCGGCAGCGATTGCGAACATCGTCATTCAGAAGTTGAATAGCCAAGTAGGGATGCGGCGCTAATGGCATCGAATATCTTGCTCATATCGGGCGGCACGAACTACTATATCAGCGGCGGCAGCGCATCACAGACCGTGTATGCCGGTAGCGGCACGCCCTGGACAGCACAGACCACCACGCCGTATGAGATTGGCATGAATCAGACCGTGGGGGCAACGTGGACACCGCTCGCGGCCGTGCGTCAGGAAGTGTATGGCGGCGGCCCGCCCTTCCGTGATGGTCAGACTATTCTCTACGATAGCTACGGCAACGTGACCGAGAGTGTGACCATCCAATGCCGCGCGACCACGCACGATAATGCGATGACGCTGCTCAGGCAGTTGCGGCAGATACTCAATACCGCGCTCTACTCCACGCCCTGTACCCTGGCGGTGCAGCCGAACAACGCAACCAATACCGTGTACTACGACATCTACGGCGCAGACGTGCAGGAAGACGCGCGGTTTATCAATGAGGAGGCGGGTGTCGGGAGCCTGAGCCTTGTGCGCGCGGTGGTCACGTGGCGGCGCAGTCCGATGGGCGGCGCGTCCAGCCTGGCCACGCTGATCAATGCGGCGACGTTCACGAATGTGGGTACGGGCGCGAACAACAATACCCAGACCCTCGGTACGCTCACTGGCGATCTCGTCTACGAAGGACAGCCGCTCAATATCCGCTTTAACAATCCATCATCCATCGTCGCGCCGGACTATATCTACCTGGCGACGGTGGAGAGTCGCGTGTACTCATCGGTGGCGCAGGCCGTGACCACCAGCAGCACAACCGGACAGGTCTATTCCAGCTCACCATCGGCGGTGACGCTCACGAGCATGTTGACCGGCGCGGCACTCAAGATGCGGGTGATCGGGCGGCTGTCCAGTCTTACCAACCCATCGCGCGGTGAGATGCGGGTGACGGTCGTGACCACCGACATTGCATCGGCCTGGGTGCCGGTCTATAACTCCACGTCAGCACAGATTATCGACTTTGGCACCATCGACATCACCGGACTGAAAACACCGCTGGCCTCAACCCTGACCGCTGCGGTGAGCGCCTACCTGCGCTCGAACGATGGCAACAGCACCAGTGCCACGCTCGACTACTTAGAAACGATCATCTACTACGACATGGCACGCATCGAGAGCGCAGGGCTGACCGCTGCGCGCCACACGCAGGTGATTGGCGCGAATCAGGCGGTGAGCGGTGGGCCGTGGCTGCCAGCCGCGCCGCCGAAGACGCAGCAGGTCATCACCGCATCGTTCATTCCGACCGATACCTACTTCACGCGCGGCACCTTCCCGCGCGCCTACTCCGGCGCGAGTCTGTACGTCAACTGGACAGGGGCCGGCTATATTCACGATAAGACCGACACGAGCGCGATTACGGTCACGCACGCGCCCTTATACCGCACGCTGCGCGGGGGTGGGTGAGCCGTGGCTATACCGCTGCGTGTGACGCTGTTCGATCGCGGCGCGTCAGGTGTGCCCACGAATACGCGCCCCGTCGATCTGAACGCGCGCATTGATAGTTACACGCACACGATCACCGATCGGTTCGGGTTCGAGAGCATGAGCGTGTCGCTTCCCGTCACACTGGACGAAGCGCTCAATTGGCTCTCCACGGGGCTGATGCGCAATGCGTTTGTGAGCGGGCCTGATCTTGAGACGGTATGGCAGGGCTACCTGAGTGGCGTGTCAGCGCAGATAGGACAGAAGGCGGTCACACTCTCGCTCGACAACATGGCAAACCGGGTGCGCTGTACCTATACCACGGTGCTTGGCACAGCTGGCACCACCAGCAGTATCAGTAACACGACCTCGCAGGCGCTGTATGGTATCAAAGACAAGGTGGTATCGCTCGACGCATCGGACGCAACCGCCGCCGCCTACCGTGCGGCGATCGTGCTGGCTGATCTGGCCTTCCCGAAGTCGCACGAGGCGACTACGGCAGCAACGGGCGCGCAAGGCGACATCACGCTCAATCTCTCGTTCACGGGATGGTACGGGGTGCTGGACTGGCTCGTGACCAGCAACACCACCACCAGCACGGCGGTGACAACAACCCAGGTTGGCACGCTGATCGCCGCCTATGCGGGGATCAATAACCTCCTTTCCACTACCACCACGCATATTACTGCATCGGGCATTAGCAGTCCGCAGTTGATCGCCGCGAATACGACCTACCGTGAGGCGATCGAAGATCGATTAAAGCTCGGCGACGGCACCTACCCCCTGGCCTGGGGGGTGTATGAGACGCGCGAATTTCACGTAGATACCTGGGCCGGGAGTACGCCGAGCGCCATCACGTATGTGGAGCGCTTAGGAGATAGTAACATCTACACGCCGAGCGGCGCGATTATCGCGCCCTGGAACGTGCGCCCGAACGCGATCAGTCAGGTGGGCGACTTGCTTGATCTCGCGGCGGTTACGACAGCGGCTCCCGACGCATCCGCGCGCAAGTACGTGGGCCGCGTGACATGCTCCATCAGCGGCGATCAGGTGGGCTGCACACTGGAACCAAGCGAGATGGACAGCATTGATACACGATTGGCGGCACTCCGATGAGCGATTACGATCAGTTGGCCTACAAACTGCGCAAGCCGCTCGCGCCCTACTTCCCATCGTTCACGGCAGATAACTTGGGCACGTATGTGCCAACCTACATCGGCGGCACCACGGCGGGCGTGACGACCTACAGCACGCAGCAGGGCAGTTACATGCTCATCGGCCCAATGTGCTTTTTTACCTGTACGGTCGTCTGGACGAACGCCACCGGCACCGGCAGTGCGGTGTTTAGTTTGCCGTTCACGCCGGCCGCTACCGCCAACCAGAACTATGCGATCAGTGTCCGTACCGTGAACGTCACGTTTGCGAATGGCACGCCGCAGGGCCTCATTGTGCCATCCTCTGCGACGTTTATCCTTCAGTCGCCGCTGACGAATGCCGCATCAACAACGGTAGTCGTCGAGGTCGCAGGTAACGTGATTGCGAGCGGCTTTTATTTCTTAGAGTAGAGGAAACTAACATGGCAATAGACCAGATCGAAAAGCGGCGCACGGTTGCGCGCGATGCGACCGCGCTTGCGCCGATGCTGATGGACACCCTGTACCGTCTCGACGCGCTCCGGGCACGGCGCAACAGCGGCGGGGCAGGCGGAACACCGCTTGCATTCACGGATACCGACTTCACCGGCGAGCCGGGATTAAAGCACCTGGACGCGGCGACCGTGAATGCGTTCTTCGCCGTGATCCCCACGCTGTTGAATGCCTTTGTTGCACAGAACTTCGATGACACGTTCGAGGCAATGCGGCCATGAGTTTTCAACCGCTCGTCAACTACTCCGGCTATGAGCACGTCCTGAACGCGCTGCCGACGTTCGTGCATCCCGCCAACGGCAACCTCTACGGCGTGGCGATTGAGAAGCAAGGCGGCACCCGGCAGAACCTATCCGTCTACCGCGTGCGCCCCGGCTCGCATACCTGCGAACTGGTCAAGCGATGGGTGGGCGGCATCGACAGCAAGGCGCAGATAGCGGCGGGCGGGTGCGTCATCCTGCAGGATGGTAGTTTGGAGGTGTGGGCAAGCGCGGTGCCGGTGGTTATCCCGCCCGTGACCAAGACGGGGTTTGAGGGCGTGTGGGATAGGGTACCGAACGTTGACGAGCCGTGGTCAGGGACAAGCACCCCACCCGCGCCCGCTGGAAGTGGCGGGGTTGTGCTGCTGCCGAGTGTTGCCACGAATGCGGCGTGGGAAGGGCACATTTTGAGCGCGGGCGTGCTGGTGGATATTCCGAGCGTGTTTGGGGTGCCGAGCGCCAGCGCCTATCTGGTGCGGTTCGTGGCGGTAGCGCCAGCGGCGAACGTGCGGGCGAGGGCGGGTACCCAGGCCACGCCGTTCTTCCTCACCTGTAACACGCAAGCGCCGGGGGTCGAGATGCACGAGCAGGGGTGGATACCGGGGCCGCAGGCGTGGATCAGTCCAGCTCAAGGAACACCGACAACATGGCTGCAAGTGATTGGCTACTCGACATAGCAACACCCCCGCCCGCAGCGGGGGTGTCTGTTCCTCAATCGTCCTGGGTTACGGTGGAAGGCATCGCGGATCGGCCATGTCAGACCTTTCTGCTCGTGTGACTACCCCGTTTCGTCATGTCATGACACTGCTATACTACGGTGTGGCGTGGGCGGTGTCAATAGGCAGATCGGATAGGACAGGTGGCTAACGATCCATTGCCTCTCGCATCAGCGCAGGCGATAGCGGCTCTTCGTCGCTCGCCTGCGCAAAGGTCTGGAGCGCGGGCGCGGGCGGCTCAGGCGTGTCTACAGCCTCAACGGGAACGTAGACATTGACCGGCACTTCCACGAACTGTACCACGGGCGGCGGCGCGGGCGCAGGCACCTCGATAACAACCGGCGTCGGTATCGGCAGCGGCGTGTAGGTCGGTAGCGGCGGCTGTGGCGTCGTGGTCATGATCAGGATAGCAGGCTGCTTGACTGTCAACACCGCGCGGGTCGGCGCGTCAACGGGCTTGAGCATCGAGTGAATGAGCATGAGCGCTACCACGAACACGCCACCCCATCCCATATTGGCGATGGTGCGCTCGTGCATCAAATAGCGGTCACGAATGGCGAGCCGCAGCCGGGTTGTTGTCTTGATGGTCATCCCTGCACCCCTTCGATCAGGCTCTTTACCACATCAACTTTCTGCCGCATCTCGCGGTAGTTGCGCGCGTTATACCCGTCAAGTTTTTTTGCGACCTCGGACGTTGGCAACGTCATCAGCAAAGTGGCGATTTGGGCTATCTCTGCCGCCGACATTGCAACGGTTGCAACGGGCGCAACGCCCGCTTCTGGACTGATAACGGAGCCTGCAACGTCGTTATCAATTTGGGGCTGATTCTGCAACGGTTCGGTAGGCGCGTTGCGGGGTGAAACGCTTGACGCTTGGCGCCGCTCATCGAAGTCCCATCCTGTCCAGATTCGCGCGCCCGCACTGGCGTTGCCGGGTGACAACCCTCGCCGGTCGAGCAGGTACACCTCAGCCCCAATGATCGCAGCTGCGGGTCTGTCCATTGTCCTGAACTCAGATTGTAGCGCCTGCTTGCGTGCCTTGTCGCGCTCGCTGTCGATGAGCGTTTGAATGCTGCGCGGGTCGAGGGCTATCCGGCTAAAGTTCTCGCGCATCGCCCCGCTTATCCCTAAGTCCTCGACGAGCGGGCTTTGGGCGAGCATCAGCAGGCTTATGCCCACCTTCCGGCTGCCGCTGGCGATTTGCTTCTGGACGGTTTTCCACTCGGCGCCTAACTCTTCAAGCAGGCTATTCGCCTCATCCACCAGCACGCACAGCGGGTCAAAATAGTCGTGGGGCAGTTCGCGCCCGGTCTGCCGCTTGTGCGCCTCACGCACCGCCATGCGCCGCAGGTACTCATCAAGCACCGCCTTGAGTGCGTCTCGGCGTTCGGGTATACCGCTGCCGCCTGCAGTGGGCAGGCCCATCCAGTCGGATGAGTGCGGGTCAATAATGAAGATGTCCGAGCCGGCATCGATGCGCCGCTCAAGCAGGGCAGTCGCCAGCCAGGTCTTGCCCGCTCGTGTCTTCCCACCAAGTAAACAGTGGGGTTGGTCGAGCACCCAATCCACCCACTCAGGCATGGGCTTGAGAATGTCGAGTGGAGCTTGTAAGGCGGGCGCGGTCACCAGTTCGCCTTCAATGATGCGGCTGGGTGTCGGGTGCTGATACTGCGCCCGCATTTGCTGCGTGATGTGGTGTGCTTTCACGAACTGCGTCCTACCCCACCGCTGCCACACGAGCGCAAGGCCATAGGCCGGCGGCACCGTAAAGAAGGCAACGCGCAGGGTCATGGCCAGCCAGGGTATCGCGGCGTCGAGCGTCTGCCACTGCCACGCCAGCCACGCGAGGACACCGCCGGCAAGCAGCACGACGGCGAGTGCAGCGCTAGCGATCATCCCCGTGTGCTTCATCATAGGGTTGGCTCCTTTGCTAATGTATCGTTCATGGCTCTAATCCTCGCTTCGCTATCGCCCACACCTCGCGCAGCCACAGCGGGTAGCCGCGCTGCGCGAGATGGACAGCGAGCATGCCTTCGATGTACCGTAGCGCCTGCTGCGCCTTCTCCAACTCCTCGCGCGTGATGGCGTGCTCGCGTCGGAGCGACTGCACCATGTCGGAGAGCAGGTCGATGCGCTCGGCGCGGAGTCGTTCGCGTTCGGTCATACCGTTCGCTCCTTTAGCTTCATGTCTTCCACGCTCTTCGCGTCCCTCGCCCGCCACGCTGCCTTGTACTCGCCCCACGTCACGAGCCGCCAGCCCGCCGCGAGGAACTTGCGCGCCTGCTCGACGTTTTCTACGACTTCGTAGGCAGGGCCATGCAGGAAGTAGTACAGCGTGATCGTCATTTCGCGTCCCCTTTCGTACCTTGACCATACAATCACACTACCCCACACCCCCGCGCGCCTGAGAATGGCGCTGGTGACGTCACAGGCGTATCCTAGAATGTCTCGCGCCACGCGATCCACGCCGACACCGCCAGCACGGTCACGATGATGGCCCAGGCGAAGGCGGCGGGCGTGGGCCAGTCTCCATCAACTCGTCAATCAGTTCGCGCAAGAACCGAGTGCGCGATTCCGCGATACGATAGGACTTGGTTGCGCGCGTGACGGGAGGTAGATCGCTCAACAAATGCTCAACACCCGACACATATATATCAGCAACGCGGATCGGGATTGCCTTTTCCCAATCCTGCCCTATCTTGCGCGCCATCGCCTTCTCATCGTCCTTCTGCGCGGTCGTCGCGCGCATCTTCAACCACCGCCAGCATATTCTCAATCTGCCGAATGCAGGCGAATACGCGCACGCCCGTGTTGGCGTATGTGCTGCCTTCGTCAGCATCTATCGCGTACTTGAGCGCCTTGAGTTGATTGAGCACCCGCTCGCCGTTGTAGATCATCAGGTTCAGTTGCTCTTCGCTCGTGGCGTCGTAGGGCGATCCGAATGCTTCGGCCTCGGTAATGATCTGGTCAATGTTCAGTTCAATAGTCATCGTCTTCTCATCGTCCTTCTGCGCGGTCGTCGCGCGTCGTGGCCTTGCGGCCCGCTACTTTCTTCGGTCTGCCGACGCTCCGGCGCTGCGCGGGGGCGGGTGGGCTATCCGTAGTATAAGTTACGAAGTGGTTGCTTCTTACTTTTCGCGCTCTTCGCTTGTCCGATGTATGGCCCGACGATCCGGCGCAGCGCGGTTTTGATTTGATCGTCGGTTAGTAAGCATTCGCTATCGACCTCGATCCAGATGCCGGGGAATGCCGGGTTTGGCCCGTCCGTACTCTCGATCCAGTCCTCTTTCCATAAGCGATCCGCTACCGTTGCCCACGGCACACGATAAGCAATCTGCTCATCGGTGTCTGTCACGCAGAACCGCCGAACATGTCCCTCGTCTACCGTAAACATGGTTCGTTCCTTTCTTTCTTCGGCCTCCCGGCCTTCCTGCGCTCGCGGCGGTAGCGCTCAACTTCCTCCGGAGCGATCCACCAGTCGCGCCCGCGCTTCTCGGCGGCGATGGTGCCGCGTTGACACAGCCCCTTGACTGAACTGGGCAGGATGCCGAGCAACTCCCCGGCATCCGTGGTGGTCAGTTTGTCGTCAGGCATCTACGTCTCAAAACTCTTTCGCCATTCGGCCTCGAACTCGGCATCCTCGATGCTTTCAAATGGGCCAAACGCCCGACCCTCTGCACACCTGACAATTGCATCGCCTTCGTCAAGTTCTTCGATAATCCACGCCCCGCGCCATTTGAACGTAATCCACATCATAGCGCCTTCTCCTTGCCACGAAACACGCGGTACATACGAACGAACGTGCAGCCGCCACCTTGTACCGGGCTCCCTAACTCCTCCGCGAATGTTCTTGCGTAATCCGCCGATGAGTCTGGGAAGCCAGCGGTTTTGAGCGTGCCATCGGATAGGGTGTACTCAACAAAAATACGCTCAACTTCGCGGGTGTAGCCGCCGTGGTTATACCATTGGGTTGAAGTCTTGCGCATTGTCGTGTGCTCTTTCGTAATTGCTTAACCCTATATGGGAATTATAACCGCTAGCGGCGCAATTGTCAATAGCTTATGTGTGCTATTATGCCTCGGCTCTTTTCTCTAGATCGATCCACGCTAAAGCAATCCGCGAACTGACCACAAGGAGTGGATTATCAAAGGGCTTCCCCTCGCTTTGTTCCTGGTCAACACTTGTAAATGCGTCGATGACAGATTGTTTTATGCGTGCTACATATGCGGCGTGCAATACGTCGCGTGCCTTGTATTCATCGACCAATCGTTCCAGATTCGCAATCCGGCGTGTTATGTAGTCAAATGGCTCGCTCATCTCATCCCCCTATCGCCCGCCGCACGTCCTCAACGCTGGCGTCGTCTTCCTTCTGTTTGCCGAGCGCTCGCAGTTGCGCCGCGCGGCTCTGGTAGCGAAACGTGCGCATCGCGCTCTTGACTTGGCATATCAAGCATTGCGTGTCGTGCTTGCTGCGCGCCATGCTGCCACGATTCACCCGCGCGCCGCACTTCTCACAATGGTTCATGGTTGCCGTCCCGTCGCTCCAAGTAGTCCCGCTCAAGCGCCACGGCTCGGTCGATGGCCGCCAGCCGCGCGCCCTCCGGCGTCAGCGGATGCACCGAGCCTTTGTAGCGGCTGTACACGCCCCACTGACTGACGTAGCAACCGTTGTGCGTCGTCACGCCCACATACACGCTCTTGTACGTGCGCCCTTTGTCATGGTTGCGCGCGGGGGCGCCGTCCTCCGGCAACGGGTCAGGCTCAGCGCGGGCTGCGGGCTGCCTGGAAGCGCCTGGGTGCATCGCATCGACGCAGATGTCATACAGGTCAATCGTGGTACGCAAATAGAGCGGAACATCATCAAAGTGTGGGTAGTTCATTCCGGCATCTCCAATCGTAGCCAGCGGCAGAGCGTCAAGACAATCGTGTAACTCGGATCGTCGGCCTTGCCGCGCTCAATCAGGCTCATGTAATTGCGCGATATGCCGCACATCTCAGCCGCGACAGACTGCGAGTAACGCGCATCCTTGCGCGCCGCCGCTACCGCATGACCGAACGCTTTCCAGTTGACCTGCACGGTCACGTCCATGTGATACGCCTCTCGCGCCGCGCAGATGAACGCGGCGTCGTCTGCATTCGGCACCATCGCCGCAATCACGCGGCCTTGCTGGTTTGTAATCGTTATCGCGCCTGTCTGCGGGTGCGCGGCGCTCGCCATCCACGGGCCATCACTTATCATCCCTACGCCGCCTTTCGTTGCCGCCGCGCGTCCTGCGCCGCGATGAGGATCGCTTCAAGGTCTGGTTCGTGGACATACTCGTCACTGTCAAAGGACTTCCAGCACCACTTGCCGTCGATGCACTTGGCGACGGGCACCGCAGGCCGGCGCACGGTCGGTTCGCGGTCGTTGTCGGGGATGAAGCTGAGTTGCGTTATCACGCCAGTATCTCCCGAATCTCTGCTATCACGCCGAGCGGGTCAACCCGCACTTCGTTCGCCGCAAAGACGAATACCCGCCACCCCGCCCGCGTAATCATGCGTATCTTGCGGTGGTCTTTGTTCGTGCCGTGCTTGCCGCCGCGTGCGTGAGAGTACCCGCCGTTTATTTCGATCCCTAACAGCACCGATGGAATAGCCAGGTCAATCTTCCAGCGGTCGAACGGGTAGTCACGGACGAAGCGCAGCGCCAGGTCGGGCGCGTGAAGGCGCATGTGCGTCAGCAGCAAGTCTGCGCAATCTTCGGGCTGCCCGGTCACCGCGCGGCGTACCGTGGCGTCCTGCAAGATGGGGTTGAGCGCGAGCACGTCTTTGCTAAATCTCACGGCTGCGCCTCTTTCTCGCGCTCTGCAATGATGACAAATCGTGTTGTGTCATAGCGCATACTATTGATCTGCCTGGGGCCGGATCGTGTAACGTGGTATCCGTGTCTTGCGCAATAGTCAAATGCTTTCGTGCTTTCGTCCGTCCGACCCGTAATGCGAATACGCTCGATAATCGTATGCGTTGTTCTCATGCCGTCACCATCCCCACCAGCACGTTATTGCGGCGGGTATACGCATCGACGCGCACCTCCACGCCCGCCACCTGCGTCAGTTCGGCTTCGTTGACCAGCACGACGGTGGGCGCCACGCCGTAGCGCAGGACGTAGGCGGCGATGGCGCCCGCGATCTTGTCGGCGGGCGTGTGCTTGGGGTTGTCGTCATACCATCCTAAGTACATGTCATCCTCCACGGTGTAATCGAAAGCGTAGGTCAACGTATTCCACGCCCGCCCTGGCTTGCGCTGCTGCGCGAGGAACGCGCGGGCGCGCTCGCGGCGGGCTGTCCAGTCACAAGAATGGTATTTCGTCATCGTCATCGTCGTCCCACTCGTCTTGACCACCGTGGCAATCGCAGTCGCATACCGCATCGATCCCAAGGTCGGCGTAGTAATTGCGCGGTAGGCCGAGCTGCAATGTCAGGCAGTCGCGCGCGTCCATCACGGGACATTGGCACTTAATATCCATCGACTTGCCTATAGGTCAGCGTATCAAAGCGCGTGGTGCTGCTGTCAAACCGCATCGGGATAACCCCCACCGGGCCGTTGCGGTGCTTGGCGATGTGCAACTCTGCGATGCCCTTCTTGTCAGTCTCCTTGTCGTACAGTTCCTCGCGGTAGAGCATGATCACAATGTCGGCGTCCTGCTCGATGCTGCCGCTCTCGCGCAAGTCTGACAGCATCGGTACGTGGCTCGTGCGCCCCTCCACGGCCCGCGAGAGTTGACTGAGTGCAATCACGGGCGCGTCAATCTCGCGCGCCAGCACCTTGAGCATGCGCGATATTTCGCTCACCTCCTGCACACGGTTCTCTCGCTTCCCGCTGGCAAGCAGTTGCAAGTAATCCACAATCACCACGACGGGCCGGCCATGCTCGGCAATATGGCGGTACGCCTCGCCGCGAATATGCGCAACGGTTTGGGAGGGCGTATCGTCCACGTACACCGGCATACCCCACAGTTCGCCGTTCGCCTCCATGACCTTCTGCTGCTGCGATGCGCTCAGTTTGCCGAGCCGGATCGCCATCAGGTCTACTTTCGAGCGCATCGCCTGGGCGCGCTGGTGGAGTTGATCCTTGCTCATCTCAAGACTAAAAAACAAGGTGTCACAGTCGCCGCGTGTCGCAAGGTTGTGCGCGAGGCTCAGGCTAAACGCCGTCTTGCCCACGCTTGGTCGGGCGGCGATAATAATCAAGTCCTGCCGGTGCAACCCGCCCGTAAGTTCGTCCAAGTCGCGGTAGTCGGTCAGGATGCCCGCCGCGACGCCCGCGCTCATATCGGCCATGTACTGCTCGCTCATACTAGCGAAGGACACAAGCCCGCGCTTGCCGCCTCGCGCCGTGATGGTGTTCAGTTGCGCCTGCGCGTCGGCTATCGCCTCCTCGCCACTGCCGGCAGCGCTATAGGCCAATACCGCAATGCGTGCGCTTGCGGCGATCAGTTGCCGGTAGATGTACAGGCGCTCGACCTCGCGCGCATATTCTTCGATGTGTTGCGAGTAGGCGCCATCGATCAGGTCGGATATATAGTCAATCCCGCCCACGCTATCCAGTAGGTCGGCGCGTTTGAGTTCAAAGAATACGGTTTTACTACTGACTTTTTCGCCCCGGCCAGCCACCGCAAGCATGGCCGCATATATCTGCGCGTGCCGTTCCATATGGAACATATCTGAGCGCAGCCAGGAGGCGATCAGGGTGATGCGTTCGCCGTCGAGGATGATTGCGCCGAGCGTGGCGCGTTCGGCCTCGTTACTTTGAGGGAGTTCGTATGCCATGCTGATAGTTCCTTGCTAGCTCGGCTGCCTCTTCTCGTGATAGGGCGTCGGGTGCAATATTCGGCTTGGACGCGACGGGCGGGCCGGTGGACTTCATAGGCGCTGGCGCGTGACTGCCATTATTGCGTGACATTCG